TTGAAGCCAGACAAAGAAAAGAGGAACAACAATGAAAAAAATTAAATACGCAGTAGGCTCAGTAGCTCAAGCAGCAGCAGAGGGTGCTGACTCATTGTTGTCTGAAGCTCGTAAAGATGTAGTAGCTGCTCGTGGCCCTGAACGCACAACCCCTGTAGAGTTTGAAGAAATGGCAGAAGCTGTATCTAAAACAAAAGGCAGCGCAGCAATGGAAGCTCCAAAAGTAGTAGAGTCTAACATGAAAGAAACTACTAAGCTTGTAAACTCTTTTAAGTTCCAAGGCGGAAACAAAAAGATGGACAAGCAGTTCATCATGGAGTCTTTAAGCGAAGTAGCTGATACGCCTGTTGTTGAGTCTAAGCAGTCTATCGCTGAGTTTATTACTGACCTACACCGTACACAAATGGATGAAGAGGCCAAGCCTCTTTTAGCTAATGATGACTTTAAAAAGCTTAATGCGTTTGCAAGCGATGAAGAGCGTGAAGCTAAGAGCGAAGGCGGTGAAATGGACGGCGACAGTGACGTAGTTCGTTTGATGGAGCTGACTAAACAATATAATGCAGAGCGTGAAAAAGCTAAGAACGATAAGCAACGAGCACGTATTGATAAGAATTTTAATCAGTTTAAAAGTACGTTTAGTGATGAAACTATTTTCCAAACAATGGTTAAAATGGACGAAGAAAGTTCACGAGAAGCTAAGTTTGATGGCGGTAAAATCAAAGCTGTGGGTCAAGACCCTGCCGCTGAAAGCAGCATCGGCATTTCAGAGCTAGAAGGCCCAGACCCTATTGAGCCGAGCAACAATAACATTCCTCGTGATAATCCATTGGCAGATATAGTAGCTCCGGGAACTGGAACAGCTATTGGATACGCAGAAGGCGGTTCATTGCTTGAAGATTCAAAGCCAGTTGATACATACGATAACATCCCAGAAGATGAGAAAGCTGCTGTAGAAGCTTCACAACTTCCAGACGATGAAATGGAAGATGAGTATGCAGAGCATGTTATGGACGAGTCTCTTACCCCAGACGACCAAGCATACTTACTAAAAGCCCTAGAGGGCGATGAAAAATTAGGTGCTATCTTTGATAAAATCATGGATACAGCCGGAGAATTTGCAGGTGAAGGAGCCGTTAAAGGCCCCGGCACAGGCACATCAGATTCGATACCCGCAAGGTTGTCGGATGGTGAATTTGTTTTCACCAGAAAAGCAACTGACCAGATAGGCACAGAAAAGCTTCAGGCTATGATGGATGATGCAGAACGTGCTTACGATGGCGGTTTAATGAAAAAGTACGGAGGCGGAAGCGTGATGTCCGGGCTAATGGAAATGCAAGACCCCGATATGGGAGTGCATAACCAGATGCTCAAGGCTAATGCAATGCCAAGCGTACGCAAACGATAAGGCCACCTGTTAGCGCAGCCCCTTATTAATACCTAAAAATAACCAGAGGCCACCTTGTAGTATCAAGCCCTATTCTTTCTCGCGAATCGAATAGCTACCTTGAAAAGACGACAAGCCCCAAAGGAGTGTGACATGAGCGAAGTACAAGAAATACAAGAAGAAGAAGTAGCAAACCCATACAACATGCGAAAAGAATATAGCGGCGAACAAGACGCTCCTTTTCAAAGTGCTGATGGTGTTTATCACGAACCTAGTCAGGCCACCCGAAAGGCCCCTGATGAAGAAAGTGCTAACTACAAAAAGCGATACGATGACCTAAAGAAACACTACGACTCTAAGATTAATGAGTTCAAACAGAAAGAACAAGAACTACAAGCAGAAGCTCGAATGACACAGCAAGTTGAACAGGCCGTACGTCACGAGGATAACACTGAAGCAGAACTTGCACACGAGTATGTTGAACAACAAGCAGAGGCACTAGAACCGGCACAGACCCCTACACTAGACGAACGTGAAGCCAGAGTAGCACGAAAAGAAGCAGAGCAAACGCTTGCTTCAGCGCATCCTGACTTTGCAGCTATTCGTCAAAGTGAAGAGTTCCACGGTTGGGCCAAAGCACAGCCAGAAGCAATTCAAGACTGGGTGTATAATAATCCAGATAACGTAGGTTTAGCGGTTAAAGCTATTGACTTATATAAGTTAGAGAATGGTTTACAAACTTCTCAAGGTACTGTAGCGAAGTCACAAACTTCGACCAAAGCTTCAGCAGCGGATATGGTTTCAACCAAAACAAAATCTATTGATGCTAAAGAAGCAAAAGTATGGTCACAAAGGGAGATTGCTGCCCTGTCTATGGCCCAGTACGATAAATATGAAAAAGAAATCGACGCAGCCATCATGGAAGGCAGAGTAGTAGCTTAACAACAATTGTCTTTTTAAATAATAGGAAACATAATCATGGCTCAATATTTCGAACCCTCAACAGATACAAATGCTAACTTTGCGAACTCTGTCTCAGGACAGACTAATTCGTTTTTCTTACCAGCTATTTACTCGAAGAAAGTTCTTAACTTCTTCCGTAAAGCGTCTGTAGCAGAAGCTATTACTAACACTGACTATGAAGGTGAAATCTCTGCCTTCGGTGATTCTGTACGAATCATTAAAGAGCCAGTAATTAGCGTTAGCGCCTACACTCGTGGTAGCGACACTACTGCTACTAAGCTGACTGACCAAGAAATTAGTCTAGTTGTTGATTCAGCCAACGCTTTCAAGTTCATCGTAGACGACATCGAAACTTCTATGTCTCACGTAAACTTTAAAGAAGTTGCTGCTTCATCTGCTGCTTACGCTCTGCGTGACGCATTTGATAGTGCTGTAATCGTTGCTGCTTTCGCAGGTCTTTCTGCTTCTAGCCCAGACCACGTTATTGGTTCTGACAGTGCAACTGCCGATGCAACCATGGCTCACGCTACTAACTCAGTAGACCTGACTGGTTCTGACGGCACTGGTGTTGACCCACTCGACCTTCTGGCTCGTATGGCTCGCCTGCTTGACGACCAGAACGTACCCGAAGAAGGTCGTTGGTTTGTAGCTTCTCCAGACTTCTATGAGCAATTGTCTCAGTCTGGCTCTAAGCTTCTGTCTGTTGACTTTAATGCTGGCACAGGCTCCATTCGTAACGGTCTCGTTACTTCTGGTAAGCTGCGTGGCTTTAGCATGTACAAGTCTAACAACATTGCGCCCACCGATAACGCTACTGGTAAGGTACTGGCTGGTCACATGTCAGCCATCTGTACTGCACAGACTATCACTAGCACTGAGGTCATTCGTGACCCAGACAGCTTTGGTGACATCTGCCGTGGTCTACACGTATTCGGTGTTAAGGTTATGCGACCTGAAGCACTTGTTGGTGCGTTCTACGTAACAGACTAAGTTGTATCTAAATAAGTGCGGGGGCTGTAAAAGGCCCCCAATCTTTTAACAAATTCAAAGGCAAGAAAACCTATGGCAACAACCTACCTAGACTTAACCAATGAGCTTCTCCGAGAGCTGAACGAAGTACCTCTTGAATCAGGTAACTTCTCTACAGCTATTGGCGTACAGGCGCACGTTAAAGATTCTGTCAACAAAGCATACTTTGACATTATCAATCAAGAACCTCAGTGGCCTTTCCTGTCTGCCGGTGAAAGCGGTGAAGTTGACCCTATGTACGGTAACGTATATGTGGAGACAGTTGCAGGACAGCGTTATTACGAGCTAAAAGCTTCTAGTGATTCCATTATAAACGACTACGGCTCGATTGATTGGGATAACTTTTATATTACTACAGTAGGCGTAGCAGGCGAAACTGCACCCTACGCAGGCAACAACTTACGCTTCACAACCACCCAAGAGTGGAAAAGCTTCCGTCGCATCGGAGAGAACTTAGACGATGCAGACACACAATCATACGGCGAACCAGACCGAGTTATACGTAGCCCAGACGCACGTAAGTTCGGCCTAAGCCCAATCCCAGATAAAGTATACCGTGTATGGTTCTATGCTTGGAACCTCCCTACAAAGCTTGTAAGCTTCGGTGACGAGATTGTATTCCCAGAGATGTATTCTACTGTGTTACTTGCTCGTGCTCGATACTATATTTGGCAGTTTAAAGACAACCCACAAGCAGCAGCATTCGCACTAGATGACTACAAGAAAGGACTCGACAGTATGCGCTCTAACCTTATTGAGCCTGTTCCTTTTTACATGACTGATGACAGAATGAGATTCGTATAATATGGCAGCTTCCCAACCGTTTGGTTTCTCGTGTAAGGGTGGTCTTAACACCAACATCAGCGAGATTGAAATGCTCAAGCAGCCCGGTATCGCCACAGAGTTAATGAACTTTGAGGTTGACCCCGATGGCGGCTATCGCCGTATCAACGGCTTTACAGACTACGGTGGCGGTAGCACCGCAAGACCTAACAGCTCTAATGCTGTTTTAGGCATTAAGACTTATGCAGACGGCGTAATCGTTTGCAGCGGAACAAATATTTACTTCAGTAATGATGGCGCAACTTGGTTGCAAATTAACAGAGCCTCTGTTGCTGGTAGTGGTGACAACTACACAGCCTTTACAGGTCGTTCAGCTCTTGCACGTACAGCCCAAGGCCAGTCTTCTATTTCTATTTTTGAAGGAAGTAAGTCCATATACGGCGAAGTAGTTATATGCGACGGAGCTAACAAGCCTTACTATTTTTACATGACAGGCACAGGCGATTTAAATACTCGTACATTTTTCGCCGCCGAGATTACGGTGTCAGGAACAGATGCGCCGACAGTAGGTACAATACATAATAACTTCTTAGTAGTTTCAGGCGTAGCCGCAAAGCCTAACACAGTTACTAACAGCCATCTCCTAGAAGTAGATAACTTTACAGGTTCAGGCGCTAATGAAGTAGTCCTTTCTGATAAAGTAGTAGGACTTAAAAGCTTCCGAGGCGATTGCATTATCTTCTGTCAGAACAGCATCCATAAGTTTGTGAACATGGAAGACAAAACAAACGCAGCTATTGTTCCTATCACTAAGAACGTAGGTTGCTTAGACGGCAATAGTATTCAGGAAATTGGTGGTGACTTAGTATTCCTAAGCCCTGACGGTATCCGAACACTAGCAGGCACAGCACGTATTGGTGATGTTGAGCTGACTTCTGTAAGCAGAAACATTCAACGTATTGTAAGTGACATTTCAAACAACATAAACAATTTTACAATCAGCAGCGTTGTACTGCGCTCTAAGTCCCAGTATCGTTTATACTACAACAACTCAAGTAACGGCCCGGCAGAATCTAAAGGCATTATCGGTACATTTACAGGCCAAGGCTTTGAATGGTCAGAGTGTCAAGGTATTGAAGCTCCAGCAATAGATAGTGGCTTTTTGTATTCTGGCGTTGAACAAATAATACACGGCGATGGTGACGGTTACGTATATAATCACGATACAGGTAATTCTTTTATACACGCAGGCTCAGCAGCAAACGTAAACGCTCGTTACCAAACACCTTACTTAGACTTTGGTGATATGGGTACACGTAAGACTGCTCAGTACATTAAGCTATCAGCAACCCCAGATAAATTTGCTGTGGGCTTTGCACAACCAAAGCTTCAAGTTCTTTTTGACTTTGAAGACACAGGAATCCAACAGCCGCCTATTTATACTCTTCCGGTTATTCGCTCGGCGGCAGAGTTTGGTGTAAGTCTGTTTAACGATGCTTACTTTGGCTCAGCGGATAACCCGCTACTACGCCAAACAGTTCAGGGTAGTTTTTACTCAAGCAACTTTAAAATTAGCAGCGAAGACCAACTTTCACCATATACTATTAATGGTTTATATATTAATTACGTTCCCGCAGGCAGGAGATAACTAGATGGCAGGCACAAGCTATACACGACAAAGTACAATTGCAGATGGTAACATCATTACTGCGGCTCTTTTTAACAATGAGTTTAATCAGATTCTTAATGCTTTTGCATACGCAAGCAGCGGAACTACAGGCCACCAACACGATGGCGGTGCAGGAGAAGGCGGTAACATTGCTAAGATTGGCGACCAAGACTTTCTAAATAAAATTGAAGTTGATTCAACTAACAATCGAATTGGTTTGTTTGTACAAGTAAGCAGCGGTACAGTAGAGCAAGTACGCATTCAAGATGGAGCAATTGTTCCTGTAACCGACAGTGACGTAGACCTCGGTACATCTTCTGTACGCTTTAAAGATGCTTACTTAGATACAGTAAGCGCAGCAACTATTACAGGCACCGGAACTACAAATATTGTAACCGGCGTGGTTACAGGTGACTTAACACTTACTGGTGCAGCAGCTAATGTTGTTTGGGACTCAAGTGAAAACACTCTTGAGTTTGCCGATGACGCTTACGCTGCGTTCGGAGCTTCTGACGACTTGCTTATTTACCACGACGGAAGTAACTCTTACATTAAAGAAGCCGGTACTGGTAGCTTATATGTTAGGGCAGATGCCGAAATACTTATGGGTAGTGCTAATGGAGCTACAAGTTTAACAGTTAATGGCTCAACAGGAATTACTGTAGCTTCTTCAGCAGCTACGAAGTTTACTGTAGATGCAAACGGCTTGTCTGTTCCTGATGATGTTAAGTTAAAGTTTGGTGCTTCTGAAGACCTTGAAATTTTCCACGACGGCAGTAACTCATGGGTTAAGGATGTTGGCACAGGTAACTTATATGTTCAGGGAGCTGCTAATATTAGTTTAATTTCTGCCGCTACTACGTACGGCGTATTTGGAACTTCAGTAGACTTATATTACAGCAACAGCAAAAAGTTTGAGACCACTAGCACAGGCGCAACTATTACAGGGAACGCTACTGTAACCGGCGCTGTTGGCGCACAAACGGTTAATGCTTCTTCTTCTATTGATACTCCACAAATTGAAGTTACAACTCTTAAAGCTCGTGATGGCTCAACTGCTGGTACTATCGCAGATTCCACAGGCGTTGTGACTCTTGCAAGCTCTGTGTTGACCACCGCTGATATTAATGGCGGAACAGTTGATGGTTCAGTTATCGGCGGTTCCACAGCCGCAGCAGGTACGTTTACCACTATTAACGGTACTACTTCTACTGTAACAACTTCAAACGCTACAACAGTTGATACAACCAATCTTGAAGTTACAAACCTTAAAGCTAAAGATGGTACTGCCGCAGGCTCTATTGCAGACTCTACAGGCGTTGTGACTCTTGCAAGCTCCGTACTGACTACTGCTGACATTAATGGTGGTACAGCAGACAACGTAGTAATTGGCGGCTCAACAGCAGCAGCAGGTACATTTACAACCGGAACAATTGCTACTGCTGATATTAATGGTGGTGCAATTGATGGTACAGTGATTGGCGGCTCTACAGCAGCAGCGGGTAGCTTTACTACTCTTGGGGCTACTGGTGTTATTAGCGGAGCCGACCTTACACTGACTGATTCAACTCCTAGAATCCAATTTAATGACTCTGACGGAACAAACCAAAGAACTGAGCAAATACAGGTTGGCGGTTCTTTTGTGACTACAGTTAGAAACAACACTAGCCACGGTGCAATCGAGTTTAAATCTAATAACGGCACAGACAATCTTCTCAGGTTCAAAGTAGCTAGTGATGGTGATTTTAATTTCTATAATAGCTCTGCTGTTACTAAAATGAAGTGGGATGCGCCCAATGCACGTTTAGGTATTGGCACAACATCTCCTAGTGCTACTCTTGATGTTGTAGGTAAAATTGAAACATCTGAGGGTATTTATTTAGGCGGTACTAGCGGTTCAAATCTTTTAGACGATTACGAAGAAGGAAGTTGGACTCCAGTAATGCGAGACGCTACTTCTGGTGGTAATGTTGCAGGGGCATCAAACCTTTCTGGTGTTTACACTAAAATCGGAAGGCATGTAAACTTAACTATTCGTGTGATAAATGTAAGTAAAACCGGCATGACTGGGAGCAATGATGTTTATATTACTGGTCTTCCATTTGCTGCTGCTAATTTGAGTCCATCATTTAGACATGTTGGGACTGTAGAAAGCACACGCATTGATTATGGAAGCTCTATTCAAAGCAGAATCACAGAAAATACAAGCTACATGATATTAAGTAGCTCTACAAATGTTGGTGGTCTAGGAACAATTAACTGGAATGCAGTAGACGATGATGAAAGCAGCGAAGGCGTTGCAGATTTATTTATTACACACACTTATATAGCAGACTAATTATACTTAGTGGATTCTAAGTACGGACAGGAGAAAACAAATGAGTTTAACAAAAGAAACAATTGAAGATAAAATTGAAGTAGTAGGCCTGTATAAAGCTGTACAGGTTCGTACTGCAACCGTAGTAAAAGAAGACGGTGTAGAACTTACACGTTCTTTTAACCGCAAAGTAATTTCAGCGGGTGACGACTATAGCGGCGAATCAACTGAAGTACAGGGCATCTGTGCAACAGTACATACAAGCGAAGTAGTTGCAGCTTATGCAGCTCATCTTGCATCTCAAGCTGAAGAAGACTAAGGAGTAATCCATGACCGTTGAAGAAGGCAAAGAAGTAGTAGACATTGCAGCAGCATCCACAGGTGTTATGGCCTTAGCAGCTTGGCTTCCGCCTATTGCTTCTGTCTTCACTATTGTATGGTTAGGGATTCGTATATTTGAATCTGAAACAGTTCAGGGTTTAGTTAAAGGGAAAAATAAATGAGTAGAGCTAGTAAATATCTACGCAAAAAATTAGCTGAAGGTGGATTGCTTGACCCAGAAGCGCTAAAAAACCTAGCAGCCGCTAATCCTCCAAAGCCGGGTACAGGCGTTGCAGGCCCTGAAAAAGCTGAATTAACCCAGAACAATGCAGCAAACCAAGACGCTGTTACTTCTAAGCTTAACCCTCCAACAGCTCAACCACAACAAATGAGCTTAAAGGCTACACCGGCTCAGCAATCTACATCACAGCCTCAGAAGGCTGCTTCTCCAACAGGCTCAGCTCCGTCTGTAAATGATTATGATAGTGCAGATGATTATTACACGGCTTTTGCTGAACATTACATAAACACAACCGGAGATTATGCGCTTAATAATTTACCTTCTGATGTAAAACAACAGTGGGAAGATGCTCAAGGTGATAGTCCAGACCTCACGGCGCAAGGCAACTCAGAGGGAGTAGTAGCTACAAGTTCTAGCTCTGCTCCAACTTTTAATAATGGAGACCCTAGACCCACAGCTGATGATTATCCTAGTTATGGAGCATTTAGAACAGCTTTAGCTGCTTGGGAAGCTGCCCAAGGCCCAGAAAGCCCTAACTATGGTGGGCCGGGGTTTGCTGAAGAACCTGAATACCCTGCTTATGACCCAGATGATTTTGAAAACGCAGTAGACTTTAAACCTACTGGAACTGAAATGCCTGCTTTCCAAGGGCCGTTTGGAAGCCCCGGCGAAGGCGGTCAAGCAGCAAAAAGTTTTACAGATTACTACGATATGGATGGCGATGGTAAAGTAAGTAAACTTGAAAGAGACTACCAAAGAACTGTTATTCGTGGAACACAAATTGACCACGAAGCTCCTTTACAGTTTCAACAAAGACCGGGTAAGCCAGACAGAAATAAAAGTCAATTTGAAAACATGACTGACGCAGAATTTAACGCTGCGTATGATGATTGGGAAACTCGAAACAACGAATATCAAGATTATCAAGAAGACATGTATGACTTTGTTAGAACTTGGCATGATAGAGGCGGCGCAGAAGAAGGCAACACAAACAACCAAATAGATAACCCTACTGGTGACGGAACTAGCGGCGGCGGTAATAATAATAACGACAGCGATGGGAATGATGATATGGCTAATACAGGAGATAAGGGTTTACCAGACGGTAAAGGAAATGAAGGAAATGTAGATGAAAGCGGTGCGAATGTAACCGTAAAATCAGGCAGAGATTCTGAAGCTCCTACAGATATAGAAATAACAGGCCCAGACGTTACTGCTCCTACAGTAGCTGTAGATACTGTTTCTAAAGAAAACACAATAACACCTGTTTCTAAGACTCAAAAACTTAATGACAGTGCTGAGATAACCAGAACAGAAGATGACACAGTTACTGCTGAATCAGTAACAGCTGCTCAAACGACAGCGAAGCCTGTAAGACAAGATTACGAGTCTCAACACCAGTTTGAGGCAGCTTTGGCTGACTATAAGTCTAAAACAGAAGTTTCTAAGCCTACAGATGTAACAGCTTCTAGTATGGAAGCGACTACAATTGGGGTTCCGCCTCCAAAGCCTTTACGTAAAGACTTTGTAGGAAAAGGAGGTACTCCGGCATTTGAAGAAGCTTTAGCACAACACGAAACTGAGTTAGAAGAGTTTTATAAAACTTCTGCTATGCGCCCTGTAAAAACAGCGCAAGGAAGCATTGAAGAAGACTCTAAAGCTATTGCAGCCCAAGAAGACGCTACGCTTTCAGAAGGCGCTAAAGCTACAGCAGCTACTAGAGACACACTTGCTGAAGAGGCTGCAAAAGCAGGGGAAGTTGAGTACAGCTCTAGTGAGGGTGCTTATGTAAATACAGTGACTGGTAAAGTAGCTACTGTAGAAGAAACAAAAGAAGCTGAAGCTAAGGAACGTGAAGCTATTGTAGGCGAACCTGCTACTGGTGAAGCTGCTGAAATTATGAGTATGTATGACTATAATCAATCTCAGAAACGAGCAATACAAGGCGCAGATGCTAAAAAGAAAGCTGTTAAAAAGCTTAAAGCTGCTGGTTTATCAGACGACGCAATTGCTAATCGCCTTGCAGACGAACCAGACCTTATTGCAGATGAAATGGAAGACCTTCCTGAAGATGTGCGTACTACACTTTCAGGTCTTCCGAAAGAAGCTTTGATTGATGTACAGATGGAATCTCTTATGTCTGGCATGGAAGATGGCGAAGTTCCTGCATGGGCTAGACCGGCTCTCGCTAAAGTTGAAGCTAACCTAGCTCGACGAGGAATGAGTGCTTCAAGTGTTGGTCGTGATGCTTTGTTTAACGCTGTTATTCAAAGTGCTATTCCAATGGCTCAGGCAAACGCTTCTGCTATCCAAAGTGCTACGGCTCAAGACAAGCAGATTGCCGCAGACTTCTTAGCTAAGAATGCAGGCTTCCAACAGCAAATGAACTTGGCTAACCTGTCTAATGACCAGCAAATGCGACTAGCTAACTTGAGTGCTCAGAACCAAGCAGCATCTGAAAATCTTAGCAACGCTCAACAAACAGAACTAGCTAACCTTAACACACGTATGCAGACTAACTTACTTCAGGGTAAGATTGCAGCAGAGATGAATGTTGCACAGTTAAATGTTGACCAACAAAGAGCAGTTGTAAATGCACAAACTAACGCTGGAATTGATTTAGCTAAGTTTAACGCAGCTCAGCAAGTTGAATTAACTAATAGTAAGTTTATGCAAAACATGACAGCTTCTAAATTTAGCGCTGACCAACAGGCTGCACTACAAACAGCAACCGCTATGGCTTCTATGGATATGGCGAACCTTGACAAGAATACTAAACTTGCAGTTACAAATGCACAGTCTTTTTTGCAAATGGATATGGCTAATTTAAGTAATAGACAACAATCAGCAGTTTTAACAGCTCAACAAAATCAACAAGCTTTGTTAAGTAATCAGTCAGCACAGAACGCAGCGGCTCAGTTTAACGCCTCTAGTCAGCAACAAGCAGACCAGTTTATGGCTAATCTTGGAGTGCAGATAGAGCAGTATAATGTAAGCGCTAATACAGCTAGGGAGCAGTTTAACGCTACTGAAAAGAACCGTATTGCAGCTTTAAACGCAGGCAATAAACTACAGGCTGACCAGTTTGAACAACAGCTTGAAACAGACATTGCAAAGTTTAATGAGCAACAAGACTTTCAGCGTGACCAATGGAATGCAGCAAATGCACAGGCTGTTGAGCAGTCTAATATACAGTGGAGACGGCAATCTAATTTAGCTGATACCGCAGCTCAAAATGCAGCAAACCAACAGAACGCTCAGATAAGTTACAACTTAACTTCTCAAGAGCTTACTCAAGTTTGGCAGCAGTTGCGTGATGCAGCCGCTTATACTCGACAGTCTTTTGAAAACGAAGAACAACGTAAAGCTCAGCTACTAGCTACTGCCATTGGTAATGAAAAGATTGCAGCCAAGGATGCTAATGATGCTAATACTTGGCTAACAACAGTTATTAAATAAACAAAATACAGGTGAAATAAAATGGGATTAGGTTCAGCTATTAAAAAAGGTTTTAAATCTATCGGCAAGGGATTTAAGTCTGCGTTTAAATCTATCGGCAAAGGTTTAAAGTCAGCCTTTAAGGCGTTTGGTAAGTTTATGGGTAAGATTGGTATTGTAGGCCAGCTTGCTATAAGCTTTATGTTGCCGGGAGTAGGGGCGATGTTAGCTAAAGGTTTTAATGCTACCGTCGGTGCGGCATTTAAAGGCGCAACTGGGTTTTTAGCTAAAGGCGGTAAGATTGCACAAACAGCCGGTAAAATTCTTGAGTCGGGCGCTAAGTTTGCAAAATCCGGAGCATCAGCTTTTAAAACAGTAACTGATGGAGTAAGTAGTTTTATAGGCGAGTTTACTAAAACTGCGTTAAAGAAAATCCCCGGTATGGAAACAATGTTCCCTAAACTTGCTCAAGCTTCTGATAGTTTTTTTGTAGACTCATCAACAGGTAAGTCTGCTTGGAGTACAGTGCAGACAGGAATTGATGAAAATATTAACGCTATTACTAAAAGCTTTAACGACGGTATTGAAAAGTTTGGAGAAGCTAAAAAAATTCTTACAGCTAAGCAACAAAATATTGTAAATAATGCTCAAAACATTATGGGTAAGGATAGTATTCCCGGAGGAATTGGAAAAATTAAAAGCAGTCTTTTAGACTTACCAGATGCTGAGCTAGTAACTACGCCCACTACAGGCGGTATTGAAGGCCCTGCTAACATAACAGGCGCAAGTCAGGCTGGTTCAAATGCAGGGTTTGATACGTTTAAGCCTGAAGGTTTCGATGCACGAGGTTTACCAGATGCTGAGCTAGTAATGAAACCAGTTACAGGCGGTACAAACAGCTTACTATCTAAAGCAGGTAACTTTATTAAAGACTTACCGGGGAACACTTTAGACTCTGTAAAAGAACAATTTACAGACTTCAAAGACGGAAGGACTTTAGGTCGAGCAGTTGCAGACGAAACTTTAGATAAAGGTATCGACATGGTATCGGGGGTTGTAGAGGAAGACGCGAAAACTCGACTTTCTCAAGAAATAGGAATTATAGAGCAGCCAGAAGAATATTTTGCAAGTAATGCCCCTGCTCAATATATCGACGTAGGTACTGGAAGCTATCAGTCACCAGAGATTAACGATAGGGCAATGCAGATGAGCTTAAACCCAACAGCGTTTTTACAGCAGAACAACTATGGTTATGGCGCTAATATTTATGAACAGCAAATGAGAGTTAAAGCAGGAGGAAGTACAGCTTATGGCTAAGCAACAGCAAGTATCTATTGAAAATTACAACAAAGAAAGAGGTCTTATGCAAGGCCCTATACCGGGGCAGTCGCTTACTAGTGACCCTGCTTCTCCTGCACCGTATGAAAAAGCTCCAAAGTTTACAAACGTACATGAAGCTAATCAATACTTGTGGACTTATGTGACTGATGCAGAAATATACCCCGCTTTAATGCAAGCTCTAAGCAATGAAACACCTATTATGCAGATTGTTCAAGTCGTTTTATTTCAAGAGTTTCAAGAAGGAAATGTAAATCCTGACCTTATGCTTATGCTTGCTGAGCCTTTAGCTTATATGCTTATTGCACTTGCTGAACGTTTAGATATAGATTTTAAAATTGATGATGAAGAAGATGAAGAAGACGATAAAGTTTTCGGTGTGCAGATGGAAGAAGAAAGATTAGAAAAACTTCGTAAAGCAGCAAAATCTTCAGACTTTCTTCCTAGAGGTTTTATAACTCCAGACATGGAGCAAGACATGGAAAGCCTTCCTAGCGTTCCTAGTTTGCTTTCTCCTACAGTAGAAGAAGAAGCAGTAGAACCTGAAGTTCCTCAGCAACCTAGCCTAATGGCTCCATCAGAAGGACAATAAATAATGAGTTCAACAACATACGGCGAGTCTTTATTACAGGGCATACGTGACGAAAATGAAAAAACTGCTAGAACAAACGAGCGTAAAGCAAGACAAGGCGCATGGAAAGCTGTGGGTATTAATGCGGCTCTTGGCATAGCACAAAATGTAGCAAATTCTAAACACCAAGAATTTTTAAACAATGAAGAGTTGGTAAAGAACCAACTGCTCTTGGGTCAAAGCTATACAGAAGCCAATAACGATTTAGCTGCTTATCAAAAAAGCTTAGATGATGGAGTAGGTGTTGAAGGCTTGGCTCGACAGCAGTTGACAGATGAGTTGACGAATCAGTGGCAGAAGGTTCACGGAACAACAGGAAATTACAACGAAGGCACGTTCAACAAGTGGCTTAACAAGTCAGTTAATAGCTTAGAAGAAAAAAGAGTAGCTGCGCTTAATGAGCGTTTTGACGCTACTAAAGAATACTTAACTACGGGTAGTGCTGCCAAATATCAAGACAAAATAAAAAGTGGTGCGCCTGAAAAAACACTAACCGGGCTTGTGATGCCTTTTGTAAAAGGACTAACAGGAAACGACAATACAGATTTAGATTCTTTAATCAACGACAATATGGTCACTTCAACTAAGCAGTATCAAGAAGACTATGGAAATGCTTGGAGAAAAACACGGAACGCTAATGTTGCTGATTACATTGCTAAAAATATGCCAAGTGACGCAGGTGTTCCTGCAACTGTAACTGGCGAAGTAACTACAATAAAAAGTCAAGATATGTTTGGGCAAAGTATAGACGTTTCTGTTATTCCAACTACAACATATTATAGAAATAATGACGGAAATGTAGTCTCTAATACAACCTATGTTCGACTAGATGGGTCAGGAAATGTTTCACAAAGTTCAAGCGTCTCTGATGCTGAAGAACTTACAGTTGCTCAAGTTGCAGCTAAAATGCCTGCTAATCTTGTGAAGCAAGGAGTTATTGAGTTTAACAACCAAGGGGCTATTACAGCGCCTATTAACGCAATGTTTGAAAAACAAATTGACGTAGAATCTAACGGCTCAATAAAGTCGGGAGACCCTGCGTATGCAGCCCAACTTTTATTAAAGCAGGAAGCATTTGCTTCAATGACTGTTGCTGCCGGTCTTTTATTTGAAAGACAAGGAATGGGAACAGAAGATGAAGGCCGAAAGATTTATCGTCAAGTAGCTTTAAATCGTATTGCAGGCGAAACTGCTCCTGATACTATTGGTCAGGGTAATGTTTTTGAAACCTTACAAGCGTTGCAGGACATGAACCTAACAAACAAACGAGCAATTGCTACTAAGCTTGTTAATGATGACAACAAAATTTATAACGCTTTGAACAACATGGGTAAAGAAGAGCGTGATATATTTATTAAAAAGCTACGAGCACCAAATAGCGAAGCCGAAGCAACCAGAGGTTTTGACTTTTTTAGAGATATGGTAGACGGTAATCAGCTTGAAACAACACTAGACATAATGGAAGAAATTCTTAACAACCCAAGCATGTATACTGGCGTTCCTGAGATAGGCGATAAAGTAACCATCGCTGCTCAAATTTTAGACCAGAAAGCTGCCGAAGATACAACTACAACTGAAACTACAACTACAACTACAACTACAACTTCTGATGCTAATACTGATACTGATGCAGTAGGTAAAACTGGTAAATATTCTGTAGCAGAGTTTTATAGATTGAATACGCCTGAAGGTGAGGCTCCAACATACGGCAGAAGTAAAAACCTTCACGACGGTCAGCATAAAGATTATGCTAAGCTTGAAAGACTGCTTATAAAAGTTAAAAGACGAGAAAAACAGCTAAACGCTAGTGTGTATAAGAAAGGTTCTCCGCAATTATCTCGTTTCGAAAAAGGACTAGAAGACTTTAAAAAGGACTATGACGACGCTTATAAGGCTTATAGTGACAAATATGGCCGGAAAGGTACGCCGGGAACTCGTGAGAATACAACAGGCGTACTTAAACCTGAAGTCCCATCTCCGGTAGGAAAGCAACTTCAAAGTTTATTAAGTGACTTTGGAACTCCTGACAACCCACTGGCTTCATTTGTCAAGCCAGAAGATGCTTCTGATGAAGACTACACAAAACTGTATGATGCTGTAGCGATGATTGAAAGTAACAATGACCCTGACGCAGTTAGTCCTGTAGGCGCTCTCGGTAGGATGCAAGTGATGCCTGAGACTCTTGCACAGCCGGGATATGGAATTAAACCTGCTAAAGATGATAGTGATAAAGAACGTACTCGTGTAGGTCAGGAATACTTTAAAGCCATGTATATAGCGTTTGACGGTAACTTAGAGTATGCTGCTGCTGCATATAACATGGGGCCGGGAGCAACTCGTGAATGGATTGAGAGTGGAGCTGACAAAGCAGACCTTCCAAAAGAAACTAGAGACTATATTACAAGACTAGCAGACCAACTTAAAGGATAAGTATTAATGGGTAAATATTCAGAGTATGCAGAAGAGTTTAATGCAACTGGCGGCAAAGTAGATAAGTCTATGAGTGCGGAACAAAAAGAATATTACAGCGAACATCAAATGGTTCCAATAGAATATTCAGTTACAGATTGGGAAAACGATGAAGTAGTTATTAATAACTATGAAATTCTTACCGATTATTTAGGTGAGACTCAAAGCGCAGCTCGTTATGCTATAGACCAAGCTACTACTGGTCAAACAGATGACCCTGCTGAATATATGCGTGATTTAACATTCCGCATTGGTGCGCCTCTGTCTCTTGCAGCTTCATTAAAAGATGCCCCAGAAAATGTTAAGAGAGCTTACAGAGTTATGAAGTCTCGTTGGGACAAGGCTTCACTTACAGGTGCTGGCGAAAAGTTTGACATGGTTAAAGACTATGGCGCTGATTTAATTTTTAGCCCAGAAGGTCTTGCAACTGTTGGCGGGTTGTTGTCAGGAACGGCTACTTTTGGCGCAGGAACCGCAGCAACTATTGCGGCTCGAAAAGCTGCACAGGTAGCAGGCCAAAAGGCTTTATCAAGAGCTGTTGCAGCTTCTGTAGCGGCAGCAACTAAAAACCCTATTAAGGCTTCTACTATTTATGGCGCAACTCACGGTGTAGTTGGTTCGCACTTGATGCAAGAGCTAGATATTTCTGCTGACATTATGAAAGAAGAAGATTATAGTGTTGCAACAAATGTAATAAGCGGAGCTATAGGTGGAACTTTAGGCTATGTTATACCTAAAGGTATCGGTATGTATGCGGCTTCTAAGCATGGCAACAAAGCTTTTAGAGAATCTACAGAGCCTGCTTTGCCTGTAAAACGTGAAGAAGCTGTTAAAGCTTTTGATGAAGGCATAGAAGGCGAGTGGATTCCTTCGTCTGGCGGTTCTGTAGTAGATGAAGCTTTACGTCTTAGCGGCCCTGAAGGTGCTACAGCTAAAACTGTAAACGGTACTGATGATGCGACTGCACGTACTTTTGATATGGATGATGAGGCTTTAGACGCAGCAGCTAAAAAGTTTGCTGATGACCTTGGTGGTGGTGAAAAAACTAGAAGAGAAATCTTAGCTTCTATTAGGGCTGCTGCAAACAACGAAACCACTGTTGCAGGGAAAACAAACGCAATTAAACAAGCCTTATATACAGTAGCTTCTGATTTAAGCGGAAACTTTTATGGCAAAGCAGCGGGTGTACTGTCTCCACTAACTAAGTTTTCTGGGACTGCCGCACAACTACAGAAAAAATTAAGTCACGAGTTTGGTATTAAATATAAAATTCAAGACGAGGTAGTAGCTAAAGACTTGTCTGAAGTACAGCGTGAAGTTACTGGCAAGTACAACGAGCGTTTCCGTTCTATTGTAGACTCTCTTTCTTTAAGTAAGTTGGACACTAAACTTGCAACAGATATTAATGATGCTTTAAGTAAAAGTATGCGGAGCACTAAGCCTCTCAAGCACTCAGGTTTTGATGACGAAACTAACGCAGCAATTAACAAAGCTGCTATAGAAGTTAGAGACCTTTATAATGAAATGGGTGTTAAGCTTAAAAAGATTCGTGTGATTGACAAGCTCCAAGATAACTACATTCCACGTATGTGGAGCCGTAGCGCTATTGAAAAAAACCAAGAGGGTTTAGTTCAAAAGTTTATTGATAGTGCAGGAATGACTAGAGCTAAAGCTGAAGCAACTGTTAAAAATATGCTTGATGTTAAAAACCAAGTAGATGCTGGCAGTGGTGGTGGACACTTCTTTAGTGCTAAAAGAAAAATTAATACTATTGGTGACGATTCTCAGTTTGAAGAATTTTTAAACACTGATGTTCTTGGTTCTTTACATGCTTACACTTTCCAAGCAGGTAAGTCTATTGCTAAGCATCGAGTATTAGGTGTAAGAAACTTTGATGACTTTAAAAGATTTTACATCAATCGAATTAAAGTAGAAATGAAAGAATCAGGAGAACAGTTTACTCCTAAGATTGAACGGCAGATTGAAAAACTTTATCGCTCAGCAACCGGCGAAGGAATGGAACGCTACGGCAGAAAAACTCAAGTGGGTGTTGATGCTTATAGTTTTGTAAACCGTGTAGCTCTTTTGGGCTTAGCAACCGTATCGAGTTTAACAGAAGTATTTTTAAACATCCAGAAAGCGGGTGTCCGTAATTCTGTTAAAGGTTTTGGCGATGCTATTCAGCAGTCTCACAAGCGTATTACTAAAGACCTTGAGTCAGAGCTAATGAACAAAAACGGCTTGACAGCTAACGAAGCTTTGAAAGAAATGCGTGACTTTAGTATCCACGTAGACCAAGCACTTGCTCAGGTTGGAGATAGACTAGCAGGCGACGAGCTGATGACTGAAGGCTTGCAGAATGCTAGTAATAAGTTTTTCCGTTTAAACATGCTTGACCAGTGGACTAAGTTTGTACAGAATGTTTCTCACTCAAGCGGCAAGTCCCTTGTAAACGAAAACATTGAAAAGCTTGCTACACGCTATAAAGGCAGACCTTTAGATAAAGATGGTGAAATCCTTGCTGGCGAGTTAGCTGAGCTAGGCATTGATTTTAAACAGGCTGTTAAGTGGTTTGATGACGGAGCCAAACGAACTGATGATTTCTACAAAAATGATTTACTGGGCGGCGTTGCACGTTACACAAACTCTGTAGTTCTTCAGCCTACTGCAATGTCGGGACTGAAGCCATTACTGTTTTCTAACCCTAAGACTGCTGTATTTTTTCAACTTCTTAGTTATCCTGCGGCGTTTACCAACACCGTACTAAAGGGTGCTGCTAAGTCTCTTATTAAAGCTCCTACACGTAACGCTGGTAAAATTGTAGCTGCCGGAACTATTATGACTGGCATGGCTCGATGGACTAACTACTTACGTACTGGTGGTGAAAGTGAGCGTAATAAAGATTTAGATGAAATTATAGGCGCTTCAATAGCTCGTTGGGGTGGTAATGGTTTATTGCTTGACAGTTTCCAACGTGCTAAGACTGCGGCTAAATACTCACAAAGTAACTTGGCTTATGCTACAATGCCTTTTGGCCCAGCAGCCTCTGATGCTTTAAGTTTAATTCAACAAGGAATTATTCCAACTGTAGGAGGCAAAGCCCCGGTTATTTCTGGAAGCTACTTCGGTAAGCAAATGTTGGGTGAGCCGACTGTTGATAGATACAAAAGAAATTTAAGAAAAGCACAAAGAGATATTTTTGGTGGTCTTATTGAAGACTTTGATAAGCCGCAAAAAGCTCTTAAACTAAACGCTGGCGGCACAGCAATTGCAAAAGCTGTTGCTCCTGCTATTGAAAGTTTGTTTAAAAAGGGAGGCGACAAAGCTCTTGAAGAAAGCCTGCCTGTTCCTTTAGCTAGTGATGTTCTTGGAACACTTGAAAATTCTACTAAGGGGTTAGTTAATAAAAGTGCTTTAAATAAAGTTGCTTCTAATATTGAAGGCTCTGTAGGTTTAGGCGTTGCTGAAGGCTCAGTTAAACTAAGCCAAGAAAACGCAGCTAAACTTGCAGAAGCTAATGTCTTTACTATGATAGGTGCTAAGAAAGGAGATTTAGATTTTGCAGAATCAAATCCAAATTTCCAAGAAGCTGTAAAAACTGGTGATGTAGAAAAAGCTGCGTTTAAATTAGAGCAATATCAAAAAGACTTAGGTTATAACGACGACCAAATCTTAGCGTTTAGAACTATTTCAGAGATAAAAGACGAGGGCGGAAGCAAAGATTTAGTTAAAGCTTCAGTGGCTAACGAAATACAAAGTATTAAAGACGCATTCGATGACTTTAATATTAAAATTTCAGATGTTGAAAGAACTAAGGCGCAAGAAGCTAAGTTTGATGAAGAAAGTTTAGATGCCACTCACGATTTTTTAACTGCCATTTTAAAAGATAGAGAACCTTTGCTTTCACCAGAAGGCGCTCCAATTGTTGCACGAGATGCGATTGTTAAAATTGCAGCTAGAGGAAATGTAAACTTTGATAAGTTTAAAGCTCCAAAGCTTAACCCAACTGAAAAGCCTGACGCAAGTTTAACTGAAGCTCAAAGAATTAAAGCTTTGAAAAAGCACGTTGAAAAATCAGATACTCAAGATATAATTCGTCGTTCTATTAGAAACTTTAAAACTAGCGAGTACAATGTGTCGTTTCCTTTTGCAAGAGAGCTATCAACACATGTTGGTTCAGAGGGTGTTGCATATACTATTACGCTTAGAGATATGATATTTGACTTGTATACTGGCGAAACAGCTCAGAAAATGTACAACGGATTTAAAGATTTAAAACCTACTAAAGCTGAATACGAAGAAAAGTTTGAACAACTTAAAAAAGTTGCTAAGCAAAGATATGGCGAAGATTATGAAATGCCTACAAACTTAATTCAAGAAGGCTATATTAATGTTCGTAATCCTCTTATGTATGCAGGAGAAACTCAAGCTGACACTTGGAAGGCTGAAGCAATTCTTGCGTCTTTGGATGGTGTTAATGAGCTACTAGGTAATATTCAAAAGTCTGGCGGTAAAGTAACTGACGCTTCTGTTAAGCGGATGAAGGCGTTACGTGTACGTGCTTTAGATTTAGAAACTAAACCTGTTGAGTCTTTAGTAGACGAAATAGAATTAGACCTAATGAAAAACGAGATAAACATTGATTTACGAAATGAAATTAAATCTTATGGTTTTGATTCTGTTAAGTATGTTAATCAGGTTGAATTTGGTTTTGAGAATCAATCTAAGCACTCTTACATTCTTTTTGAGCCAGAGCAGTTTAAATTAGTTACTGCAACTAAGTTCGATTCAAAAGACCCTAGACATAACTTTGCAGCAGGAAGTATTGCTAAAGCAGTTGTAAAAGCTTTTGCACCTAAGAAGGCTTCTGGGTTCTACAGCAAAGCAGAAAAAGCTTCGCAGGAACTTGTGGGTAGTAAGCCAAAACCCGGACAATCGTTTTTGAATCAACTTGAAAAGAAACAAATAACTCCTGACGAGCTTGAGTGGACAGGCGCTAAAGAAAGGTTTGGTAATAACAAGCCTACTACTAAAGAAGAAGTTCAACAGTTCTTTAAAGAAAGCGACTTTGACTTTGATGTTAATGTAGGTCGTGCTAAAGCGGTAGACTTAGAAATTGTGGATGACATGCCTGTACACATAAATGACAAGGGCGAAGAGGTAGATGCGTTTAGTTACTGGTTGGAAGAAAATAAACCTTTTGAAGCAGAAATGTTAGACAGTCTTCTTGATGTAGATGACCCAAAAGCTTGGGATGAATTGTTTGAAGAAATGTTTGAAGAGTTTAAAAAAGCTTCTAATAGAGGCTCAGATTTTGATGCTGCAAATGAACACTTAACTTTTGCTTTTGAGAATATAGACACTCAGAACTATCGTGAAGTTGTGCTAACACTAAAAAACAAGTACAAGAAAGTAAGTACAGACTACGAGCATCCACACCATAAACAACTTAAAAACCAAGTAGCTCATATTCGATTAGCTGATATTGATGAAACTGATGACGCATTTACTAAAACTTTATTAGTTGATGAAGTGCAGTCAGACGCTCACCAGCAAGCATCTAAAAAAGCTAAAGGTAAGCAATATCAAACAAGCGATGAACAGCTTTCGCCTGAACTTCAAGCAGAAATAAAACGAAGCAATGAGTCATCAGGAATGCTTGATTTTGACAGCGAAGAACTGGCAGTTCCAACTTTACCACTTAAAAAGAATAGACAGTGGGGCGGTTTAGGTCTTCGACAGGCTATGAAAATTGCAGCCGAAGAAGGTTACGACCAAGTTGCTTTAACTACTGGACGCTTACAAGCTATACGAAACAACAAAGATATAGCTTCCGGTGAGGGTAAGAAGTTTTTAGAGTTTTATGACAAAACTTTAATAGACATCTGGCAGAAAGAATTTGCTAAAAAATATGGCGTAGATATTAAAATGGTTAAGTACAATCGAAATGCCGACATTGTTGAGCTTCCAACTCTTAAAATTACTGACAAGATGCGTAAGGATATTGATAGAGGGTTGTTGATGTTTGTTGAAGGCGGAGAAGTTATTTCGGAACAAGCACAAACTGTAGCAGCAAGTGAGCCAGTTAGCTTGTTAGACACTGAGCCAACACCTAAATCTACAGGGCGTACAGTTGCAGCACTTAAAGCTAATTTACAAAGGAACGTAGCATAATGGAATTTAAATACTTTAAACTAGAAGACTTTAACTGCCAAGAGACCGGCGAAAATAAAATGAACGTGGACTTTATCCACAGACTAGATGAACTTCGGGAGGCTTGTGGCTTCCCATTCATCATTACTAGCGGC